TTCTCTGGCGTATCAACTCCTGCAACTCTAACTCTTTCTTTCTTGTATAGATCAAACCCGAGATCAATAGTAACGTCAATAGTATCGCCATCAAGAACCCTGTTGATCTCTACTACTCGGAAGTTGTAACAACTCTTCCTGCTGGGTGGTGTCATCGCTCCCATCTTCTTCTAGCTCCTTGAATGCTAAGTTCATAATTGTATATATGTAATAACCAACGCCCGCTAAAAGAATAATGAGACACCATATGATACTCCAGGTGACATCATTAACATCTTCTAACGGGCGCAATACTAAATTCATGGATTTCTTGGATCAATTCCAAGACTATCTAGGTAATTTTTCCACCAATCAGGATCTTTCTTACATTTCCATTCGGGAACTGGTTTACCTTGTTCAGAATAGTATCTGAACAGTGCTTCATCGATAGTCTGTGCGATCTCCATACTCCTCTTCCTCCTCATCAACGTCTGCATATGCATTCTCCACGAAGGGTCCTCGTTTTCGTAGAGGTTCTCGTCTGACATAATCCGATTCAGCATTGACGGCAGAAATCCAAACAACAAATTTCATTAACAGAAATATAATTGCTAATGGGGAAAGACACAGTAAAAGTTTATAACTCATTTGTGTTTCCTCGTAAAAGGTTCCCAGTGCTCCCAGCCATATTTATGTACAAGATGCATACCTATGATAGGAACAAATACAAGACAAAATCCCATGACGCCTAAGCACCATGGAGTATTCATAACAGATCTAACGAACAGTTGAACGTGACTCATCATCGGGATTGGAGTTGCGAGATGGAATTAATTGATATGCTAACTTGTCTCTAAGTTTATTAATCCTTTGTTCATCATATTGAGAAAAGTTTTCTCTCTTCTCTACTTTTTTATAATAGTGGAGGGCATTAAGAATAATGGTATAGTCCTCCATAGTTAAATCAAAATTCATGCTGGATAATCCCAATTTGTTATACGATCCGATCTATGCATTGGTCCCCATTGTCCAGCAACGTACATATATGGAACAGTGCGAATAGGACAACTATCACCTGTGCAAAGAAGATCATCAACAATTCTCCAAGATTCTATCACTTCCTCTGAATGCACAAAGTGTGATTGATCACCTTCAATTGCATCATAAAGAAGTTTCTCATAACCATCTACACCTAACCAGTCAGGATAACGATGAGTCAGCGTAGCTGGTTCAACAGAATCACCAAGTCCAGGAGACTTAACATCAATACGAATATCAAGATGAGCATATGGTTGAAGTCTGATTACAATTCGATCATTCACCTCACCCTCAAATAGACTGAGTGGTGGTGCTTTGAGTTTGATGACGACCTCTACGCATTGGTAGGGCATCTTCTTACCCGTCATAAAGCGAAAAGGAACTCCCTTCCAACGCCAGTTATCGACGAATAAAGTACCAGCAACATAGGTAGGAGTGTTACTGTTAGGATCAACACCCTCTTCAGATTTGTATTTGTCGTATTGTCCAAGGATCATGTCCTCCCCTAAACGAGTAGCAGATAAAACCTTAACTTTTTCTCTACGGATTTCTTTAGCATCCATTCTACATGGAGCCTCCATAGCAATCAGTGCTAAAACCTGAAGCATATGGTTCTGCAGCATATCTCTAACAACACCTGCAGTCTCATAGTATTGCGAACGACCTTCACAACCAATGGTCTCAGTTGCAAAGATTTGAACTTCCTCTATATACTCCCGATTCCAAAGTGGCTCAAGAAGTATATTCCCAAACCGAGTAGCAAGAATATTATTAACAGTATCTTTACCAAGATAATGGTCAATGCGATAAACTTGTTTTTCGCGTAAATGCCTGCCCACCACTGACTGTAAATGATTAGCAGATTTAAGATCGTGCCCAAAGGGTTTTTCAATAACAACACGGGATGTTTCTGGGTCATCTAAAAATCCTCCTTGCTTGAGGTTGATGATTGCCCACTCGTATCTTTCGGGTGGGACAGATAAGAAAAATGTTGTATCATCTGCATCGGGAATATGATGAAGACTATCTGGATTTTCTAAATCGGTAGATACCCAATCAAGTCTATGCAGAAAGTCTTGTGGATACTCACCGAGAGTTTCTATCCAAGACTCTTTGGAATGTTCTCTACGAGAAGTTCCAACAATCACAAGATTAGATGGTAGTAATTTTTTCTCATGCAACTTAAAGAGTGCAGGAATAAGTTTCCTGCGACATAAATCCCCAGTCGCACCAAAAATTACTATTTGGTATGTGAGAATTTCAGTGGGCTGTTCCGTTTCCATCGTACTTATCTGTTTCGTAGTAGTTATTTTCACCTTTTCGTATCCCGAAATATATTGTGGATAGTACAAAGGGTATTGAAATCCATGTGAGCGCATTAGCTAGGGTCATTTGAAAAATACCTTGAATCCAATAGATGTTCTTCCTTCTTCAATTTTCTTTACACTTGCTAGATGTTCTACATAAAATTTATAATCGTTTCCATATTCAAATCCTAACGATACCAGTGGTCCTTCAAACCTATCGTTACTATCAAAATCAGAATTGTTAATGCTGATCCCAGAGTAAAAAGCAGCATCGTTAATTGGGGCGACAAATTTAACTCCAGCATGATTGATACCAGGATGATCGTTACATTGCATCGGTGATGAAAGATGTTCAGCAAACAATCTTACATGTTTATGAACATCATATTCAATACCAAAAGAACCCATTGGTTCTTCAAAATCCATCTGTTTATTATTGTCCCATGGATCAGAATTAATTGAAATATAGGTTCTGACTGATTCTGGACTTATCCATCCGGAGACTGCGGTCACAGCGATTGCTGCAGCAGTATATTCACCAATACAAATCATTTTTTTTCAGCGGATAACAATAAGGACATCCCCTGCCCCCACACTTATTACAAACTTTATATGGATGTGGTTTTTTACCCATTTTTAGTAGGTCCAAAAACAACACATTTTTTACAGTCGGGACCTTCACATTCCCAACCTTTATGGCAGTAATCGCAACCTTTACCGCCACATTTAGTACAAACTGTATGAGATTTATCGGACATCATGCCCTCCAAACATTGCTCTCATACCATTCAGAACCTTGGCCGTGAAAGCACCCAAACGGCGCGACTCAAAACGTGCCCACAACGCACTGCTGATAACAGGAGCGGGTACACCAAGATCCACAGCAGCGTGGACCGTCCAACGACCCTCACCAGAGTCTGATACTCCACCATCGAATTTGCTAAGCTCTCTATCGTGCCGTAAAACATCAGCGGTAAGATCGAGTAACCAAGAACCAACCACAGAACCACGACGCCATAACTCAGCCACTTTAGAAACGTCAATATCATAACAATAATCTGCTGGACAATCCATTGGAGCAACTTCAGCATCACCTGCAGCAACGTATGCTGCCCCAGCATTTGCTTCATGCAGGATATTAAATCCTTCTGCGTATGCTTGCATGATTCCGTATTCGATTCCATTATGAACCATCTTTACAAAGTGACCTGCTCCAGGACCCCCGCAATGCATCCAACCGTACTCTTCAGGGTAGAGAGTATAGCCGTTTCTGTCGGCAGTTCGTGGGGCAGCATCAATGCCTGGTGCGAGTGCGTCGAAGATAGGACGGCAGACGGATACTGCAGTATTTGCACCACCAACCATAAGACAGTATCCACGCTCCAAACCGTAAACACCACCACTAGTACCACAGTCAAGATATTGGATGCCCATTTTAGACAACCGTTCTGCCCTGTATCTAGAATCCTTAAAATTGGAATTGCCATGATCAATAATAATATCACCCTCCACACAAAATTGTAGTAACTCATTGAGTGTATCCTCCACTGTTTCTGCTGGCACCACCATCATAAAGACTCCTGGAGTCTGTCCAGTGGTTTTATCTGCATGTACTACTTGAACAAGGCTTTCCAAAGAAGTGGTATATCCACTGATATAACCCTTTTCATATTGCTCTTCAGCCTTTTTAGCATTGTTACGATACCCATGTACTTCAATTCCTGCTTTAATCATACGACGAGACATACCCTCGCCCATTCTTCCGAGTCCGATAATTCCTACTTTCATATACTCTCCTTAAAGTGTTATTTTTAACCAGGGAAAAATTGGATCAATTAATCCAATGAGTCGAAGAAGACCCTCAGCAAAAAGTGCGAGAACAACCCAACCAACACACATACTGATAATTCCAGCGTTACG